CACCGCTGCTACCGCTGTCGTTCTTGCGCAGCCAGACGTTCACGTCATGGATCTGCACATCACTGTTGGTGAACTGGATCGAGAACGTGAAGCTATAGATCCCCGGATGATCAACCGTGATCCGGCTGTCGGAGATGATCTTGACGCCGCGATTGGCCAGATCAACCTTGCGCAGCAAGATCGGATAAGCCGTATTGATCGCAGCGGCAACCTGTGAGGTCTCATCCCAGAAGGATCCCCAATAGCCAGGGCAGCCGTGATATGGCAACTTATTCCACGGCGTCAGCCCATCACCGATCTTCAGGTTCTGCGTGTTGCTCTCAAGGCCAGGCTCTCCTGCAAGCAGCACAGGGTTCAGTGCAGACCACTGGCTGCGAGTGTTGACCTTGAAAGGACCGCTCATGATTTCTGCAGGGCAATCTGCACGAATTTGCCGTCGCTAATCAGCATCGTCTCGCGGACGGTGTAGGCAGCCCCATCCACAGTGATTGAATCGCCGCGGATGAGGCTCCCGAACTTCGAGGTTCTGGCTGTCAGCGTGTAGTCGGTGGTGAGCACCATCCCATCGCTGATCACCTGGCTTGGCATGTCCAGGATTCCGTTGGCGGTAGTGGCGCCAGCTGTACAGCTAACGCCAAAGTCCGCCAGGAATGCGTCCAGATCCTCAGTGATCGCCATGATCAGCCGTACTTGGCAGAAGCCAGGCCGATCACAGCGACAGCACCAGCGCCGGTGCCACCAGCCACGGTCACAGAGACCTTCACGAAACGCTTCAGGGAAGTCGCGTTGACGTAGATCTTCTGCAGCGAGGCAGTGTTAGCGGAAGTGGTGGTGAAGGCGCCGCCGCTCACGTCGGTGTAGGAACCACCGGAGGTGTCGGATTCGGTCAGCTTCACGGCATAAGTGATGCCAGCACCGCCGGCTTCGGCGTCCAGCAGCACAGCCATGTCGCCCTCATAACCCTGCAGGTCGATTGCAGAGCCGGTGCCGGTTGCAGTCACAACGTCGTTGCGCAGCAGGCCCAGAACCGTGGTCTTAGAACCAAGATTGTGGATGGTCATTGTTTAGCCCTCCGTCGGGGGGTAGTTGGTTTGGGTGCAGGTTGAGTAATCTCCTCAACCACCTCGGCCACCACAGCGGCAGCCGCAACAGCTTTGCCAATGCCGATCAGAAGTTTGGCGTCGGAGGGGGATGCCTCATGGACTTCCCCCACCCGAACTACCTGGCCTGCCAGCATTGTTTGCCGTAAGACCTCGATCAACATGATCAGAGGGAATCGTTACCGCGGCTGAAGGATTCAGCGTGGCGGACGGCGATGTCAACGTCTTGGAGGGCAACCACGCGCACAGTCCCGGAGGTGCTGTGGGTGTAGGGATCCACCATGATGTCGAGGCCGGAGAAGTAACCGATGATCAGGTCGGCGAAGTTGCCGAACCACAGATCGCCGGAAGCCACCTGGTTGGAGAGCACACCGCGATAGCCGTTGACTTCGCCGTTCTCCATGATGAAGATGCCGGAGCCTGCATCCTTCTTGGTGGTCTTCAGGTTGCCGCGCATGGCAGCGTTCATCAGATACACCGGGGAACCCAGCAGAGCGTTGGCGGTAGCCACATCGCTCTCCAGATCCACCACCTCAGCGAAGGTAGGAGCAGCAGCGGCGAAATCGACAGTGCCGATGCCGGTGGTGTTCTTCAGACCCAGAGGCTCGTTGCTGGAGCCGGTGCCGTACAGACCAGCGGCGTCGATCTTGAGGGCGATCACGCGGGCCAGGTCGTTGCGCACCATGTTCTCCACATCGATGGAGGACTGGATCATCAGGCGACGGCTGAAGTCGGTGTAAGCAGCACAGGTGCGGGGCACCAGGCTCACCTGATCAACGGTCTGCTGGCTTTCGGTGGGCGAACCGGACTCAGCCACCCAGTAAGCGGTAGCAGCGCCGGACTGGCGGGGGATAGCCACATTGCCGGTCAGGCCGGTCAGCACGGTGGCGCCAGCTTGATCCAGGGCCGAAGCGTTACGAAGCAGATCGATGAAGGCGCAGCACTTCCTGGGGCACGGTAATGCCACGGGACTGACGGCCGAGCTTGGCGGCAGCGGCCTCCGAAGCCTCGATCTCAAACGCAGCAGCCTCACGGGCAGCACGATCGGTCGGGTTGGACAGATAGTTGATGGCACGCAGGAAGGAGAAGCTGCGGCTCTCCTGTGCGGTAAGGCCGATGTCGGCGGCGCTCATGGTGACGGGCTCCTGTTTGATGTCCATTTTGTCGAGAACAGCAGCGCGAGCCTCGTCGATAGAACGACCAGATTCGATCAGCTGTTGGCCGAGATCGGCCATGTTGTACTTGTCGCAGATGGCAGAAATGCCAGCGATGCGGGAGCGTTCAGCCTCAGCGGCTTCAGCCCGCACCACTGCCAGATCAGGGGTGGTGTTTTCCATTTCAGGAAGGGGATCGGGTGTTGGTGCTGCCGAAGCAGCTTCATCAGCCTCAAGAGATCGGCCGATGCCGACGCCGGGGTCAGCCGGAATCGACACCACCGAAATCTCATAAGGCGACCAGGCAGTAGCAACAAAGTCACCACTGCCACGCTCCTCCATTTTGTCAATGGAGTAGCCGAAGGAGACATTCCGTAGAACGCCATCCTTCACATCGCTCAAGACTTCTTGAGCGAATGCGTTGCGGCTGAACCGCACACGCGCATAGCCGCGGCGTTTTTTGCCGTCGACATAAGCACGCTCCACAACACCAATCACACGATCAGGGTTGTGGTTGAACAACAGCGGAGCGCCATCGTTCAGGCGACTGAGATCAGCCGCCTTGATGTCATGGCTCAGGATCTCGTTGCCGAAATACCGGGCCACCGGATACTCCGAGCTAAAGGGAAACTCGAAGGTCCGATCCTCAACCTCATCAAATGCTGTGGACTCGCTCCGCTTGTATTTGCCCTCCAGCGCACGCAGCGCAGGGATCTTGCTCAGCGTCGAGAACTTATGGCCCACCAGCGTTTCGGTGGCCTCCCAGCCATTGTCGCCTTCGCTATAGATCCGAATCAGCGCAGCCGGATCCTCGGCGCTGGCGTCAATGCTGAACTCAGTGTCGGGCACGCCCAGCGTGCCTTCACGCATCACATGCTCAATCCGACCGCGGGCAGTGCCGCCGCTCGAATCCCATTGCACAAAGTCGCCTTCCTTCAGCTCATTCGGCTCAGCACGCTCAGCCTCGCCATCGCCAGTCGCTTCCTCAAATTCGATCGCATCAAAGTCATGCTCAGCCAGCCACTCACGCGCCTCGGCTGGGCTGTACTCCGAACTACGGAACCGGATGGCTTGGATTTCACTCACGCCTTCCTTGATCCCATAGATGAAATCAATGCCGGGGCCGCCCGCATCATTCTCTCGACGCAACGAGTCGTACTGCTCAGGATCAGTCAACCGCGCAGCATGTTCGTTCGGATAAGGGCGCCCTAAATCCATTGCGCTTCTGTTCTCTAATGTCTTGATTCTATCGGCTTTCGCGCTAGCCCAACTCTGGCCTGGATCGCCGCCCCATGCTGCCCATGCAACGCGGCCAGGTGATGGGTAGCCATCCTCGCCAGGGCTAAAGCCTTCCCCCTGTTTGTCCACCTCATGGCGTGCGAACCATGCCGCCATCGTGATCACCGTATCGGCGCTCAACTCATCACCGCTCAGAATCTGACCAGCCCTGGCCGCGGCCACCTCAGTGCCGCCGGCTCGCCCTTCATCTTTCCAATCCCGATAACGTTGCGCCTCTTCCTTCATCCCATCGGTGGGCATCAGATCCACCTCGGTGCCATTGATGTTCGCCATCAATCTCCCTGCAGTTGCTCGGTCAGATCCTCAGTCCCTTCTTCCTCGGGATAGCTCTCCTCTTCTTCCATCACCTGCTCGGTCTCCTCAAACGCAGGCTCAGATCCCATCGGCCGTACAGGCTGGCTAGTGCCGCCTTCCGTCACCTCGCTCGGATCGGTATCGAGCACGATGTCCATCTCATCCAGCTTGGCCAGCTCCGACTGGCGCTGCATCAGCACCGCATCCAGATCGCCGCCCTGCTCCG